TTACCTACAGTGCTTTGAGAGAATTTGATGTTATCTAAAGATTTTAAGAATGATTCACCAGTTTTTGTTGACTCACCTTCACCAGAACCAATATAGATCTGACCTGTTTTAGCATCCACAAAACGGACCTGTAAACGTATGAAGGTAGTAACAACAACTTTTGACTTAAGACCATCAACTTGCTCGTCTTCATCAACAGCAAAATCAGCCACAGTAACATAAACAAAGTAGTGAGCAGGTTTAATCTTACCTTTTCCATCAATTGGCTCATCAAATACACCTTTTTTAGAGGCTTTGAATTGAGTAACCATTCTTTCTTTAATCTCTGATTTTTCTTCGGTGAATATAAATCTATTAGTTTCATCTAAATAATCTAGTACTGACTCAGCAAAACCAAGTCCTACATTCTTTTCCTGTAAAGCAGGATATAAAGAAAGAACTTTTGTCATGTCTACACTAACTACCTGCACTGTTTTCTTAATAGAATCAGTATAGGAAGAAACTGTAGAGATATCTTTGCTCTCTACAGCTTCCCCATCAGTTGTTGTTTTCATAGAACCACAACCAGCAAGAGTCATGACTACTAAAGTCATAAACTTATTAAACCATTTTTTTACCACGGATCAGATTCCTCCTCTTTTGGCTTAGCAGCAGGAGCAGCTGGTGCAGGTGCTTGTTTTTCAATCACACGTTCTTTAATAACTGTGTTTGTTCCACCACCACTAGATTGCTTCTGTTGGTTTGTATTGTTGTTCTGTAAGTTAATCACAACAGGTGCACCGGGTGCAGCTTGTTCTGTCTTAGCTTCTTCTTTAGACTCTTCACCACCGCCTAAGTGGGTTGCAAACCAGGCACCCCCGGCTGTAACAGCTGTAGTAACAGCACCAATAATTGCTTTCTTGGTAGCTGACATTACGCTTTCTTCTTGTTGTTCCTCAGACATATTATTATGGATTGGTTGTATTAGATAATGATTCTCCGTCTTCTTCATCAACTTTTTGGATTAGCATCTTGTCACGGTCCTCAGAGTTAAACCAGTAGTCAACTACTTTGTTTAGATTACCAACAAAGGCACCTAACAAAATAAGTAACATCTCTTTCCAGTCTTCTCCAATAGAAGCTTCCATAAATACTGCGGCATTAATGCCAACAATAATTAAAGTAAACAAACCTAATACAATTGCTGTAATCTTCCAACGGTTGGCTTGCATTTGTTGTAGCATGTAGTAGAACCTGTTATTAGGATCTACAGCTACGGGTTCTGCTTGGCTAAGGCCAAGTGCTTTTTTAATGTTCATTTATTTACGACAATTTTAGAATGTAATACTTCATGCTCTGTTACTACGGTAAGTACATATACACCATCTGAGAGACGATCTAGATTAGCACTATACTTATACTTACCGGCAGGCATCTTTTCATTTAGAATAGTTTGAATGCGTCTTCCTACTTCATCAGAGATAGCTACATCTACTTCAGCATCATGTTTAATCTGGAACTGGATCTGTACTGCGCCATCTGTAGGGTTAGGGAATACAATTACAGAGTTAAGATCATTAAGAGATACTACACCCTTGTTAATTCTACGTACTTCTATAATACCCATAGCAGGAGTAATGTTCATGTCTTTTGCTTTTACATCACCTACATACTTAGCACCGGTCCATAAAGCTGCAGTAGCCCAAGAATCTTGTGGCTTCTTAGCAATAAACTGAAGAGTAAATACTTGCTCTCCGTCATTTAAGAAGTTTTCATTAGTTAAGTCAGCTGCTCCCCAAGATACTGTACCGTTAGAAGGGTTTAAGTAAGAAGTCCACTTCATCATCTTTTCAGTATTCTCTACTTTCTTAAACTCTAAGTAAGCAGTGTCATAACGCAAGTCTAACTGAAGTGCACCTAATTGCTTACCATTGGTAAGAACTTTAACAGGAACGTTAACTAAGTTACCTTCATCTACAGTTACTTTAGGCATGTTAATCTCAATAGTCTCTGCAGGGAAATCATAACTTACAGTCTCATCAATGATGTAACGCTTAGCATTAGCTGGATTAGTAATCTTGATAGGAGTTAAACGGGCCATCTTAAAGCCGGTAGAGTTTGCATCTCCTTTAACAGCTACGTAGTAAGTGATAGAATCTTTACCGTCAATAGTGTAGTTAAAGTTATTAATAGTAGAATAAGTAGAAGTTAAGTTAGTAGCTGCTCCGTTAATAGCATTGTACTCAGCAACTGTGAAGAACATTACATCTTTCTTAGAGTTAGGCCAGCTAGAGAATCTACCAGCTAAACGTCCGTACACAGAGTATACGTCAGCAATAGTAATAGAACCATCAGTTCCGTTTACATCCATTGTATAGTAATCAAATCCTGAAGGAGTGTATTGACCTAAGATAGCCTGGTTAGTCTTCTGTGCATCTGCAGTAGAGAATACGTTACCGGGAATCATTGTATCACCTTTAACTACCATACGTACATCCCAGTAAGTAGTATCTAAGAATTTTTTAAATACAACATGTCCTAAAGAGTTAGTTGCTTTAGCTTCTACTTGAGTCCAAGATCCTGAAGGAGCTTTCTTCTCTAAAGACACCCACAAGTTCTTAGCATCTGAACCTGTAACGTTTTTAAACTTAGCAGCAAAACGTAATACTTTCTGATTGAAACGACCACCATAAGAGTAAACTACCAAAGTAGTATCATTACCCCAGTTAGTAGCAGCTTTGTTAGCAAATGATTTAACACCCGCAACTTTTAAAGTCTTAATAGAATCTAAGTTATTCCATACTGCACTACCGGCATGAGTAAATGTAAGGTCAAAAGTAGCGCCATTAGAGTAGTTAAAGCTAGCACTAGATCCAGTGTAAGCTAAAGTTACAGTCAAGAATCCTTGGGTGTTACTATCTACGTACTGTAAGTACTGATCTGAAGTAGAGATCTTCAAAGAAGGAACTACACCAGTGAATGCAGTGTTATCGTAGAATACACGGAACTGCATACCTGTGATGCTTTCAGAGGTAGATGTGTTATAGAAATGTAAAGGTGCTACTGTTTGTCCTGCAGTAGTAGTAGCAACTTGGTAGCCAGAATCAATCACAACCCAGTGGCCCGTACCTGGAGATGTGCTAGAACTTTGTGCAAACATTACTGTTGCAAACAAAGTAGTTACAAGTGAAGAGATAAATTTTTTCATTTTTTTATGTTATTTATAGCGTGTTCTATGAGCCAAGGCTCAGGATTTTCTAAGTTTTTTATAAAGCTGAGTTCATACATGTAGCAAAATGTTTCCTCTTTTTCCGGAATCATATCTATACCTTTCTTTGCTATATAGAGATGTAAGCTTTCATGTACTAGAACTACAGCAATGTTATTTATAGAGTTTAGTTTAAGATCAGCTACAGCTATGTAGATGTGACCTTTACCATTCTCTAGTTCACAAGAAGAGTAGGGACTTATCATAAAAGATACTTGAGAACAATTTGTATCAAGCATCTTGTACTTATCTATGTCTACCTTCTTTATCAGTTGAATTGCTGAATCAACTTTTAAATCCCAACCGTCCCCAGCTTTGTCAATTTTGATTTGAGCAAAACAAGGGACGGCTAAGAATATTAAAAGAATACTAATTAGTACAGATTTCATAATCTTCTACTAGATAGATTCTTTTTGCTTTGTTTTTAGATTTCTTACATTCTCTGATATTACTAGCACCTACTCCTACAAACTCTGCAGCTTGTTTAGAGTTTAAGAAGATGTGAATTTCTCCTGTAATAGTGTTAGTTAACTTAAGATGTTTTTTACTATTAGAAATACTTTGCTTTATTAGATACTCTTCGGTTTGTAGTTTTCCTCCGTAATTAGGATTATTACTGCCAAAAGAAGATTCTGATATCTTACTTAAAGACTCTGTAGAGTGTTTCTTTCCATAGAAAGCATTGTTTACTCCTGTAGCTTTTAAAGACATAAGTTGTTTTGTACCTAAAGACAGAACTTTTTTCTTTTCATGCGTAGGAGTTAGATAACAGTTTAAACCATTTTCTACACTACAAAATTGTTCTTGATAATACCTTTCTCTTTCTAAAAGATTTTCACTAGAGCAAAATTCTAGTATTTCAATCTTGTGTAACTCAACACCATGCTTTACCAAAGAATTATAAATAGCTCTTTGTTTTTTAACTCTATTTGGGGTTAAGTAGTAACTACAACGTATACGCAAGTTAACAGCCTCACCTACATAGACTTTACCTGTAGGAGAAGTTATCTTGTATATACCTGAAGTACTAGGAAACCCCAAAATAGAATCATGCATATTATTTAATATCTTCTGATTTAATCAAAGTGTAAGTAAAAGAATCTCCCTGTAATTTAGCACCTTTCTCGCAGATAGCAAGAAATTTATCAAAATCAGCAGATTTTTTAAATACTTGACAACCATGACTCCAGTCATTTACTTGAGCAGAATCTACTCCTGCTTTGTGAATGTTGATTCCAAATACACCTGTTTCAGTTTTGTCTTCTTGGTATACTCCATCTTTAGTATAGTCACGAAATACAGTAAGAGGTGCTTTCTGTTTAAGACATTTGTATTTACCTTGGTGAAGACCTACACCATGTGATCCTGGATATTGTCCTGGTTTAACACGAGCAGTTCCTCCACCATTGTCTGTGGTGCAAGGCCAGATATGGAACTTCCATTCTCCACCCTCTTTGTAACTTAAAGTCATCCAATCATCAAATGCATTGGTAACTTTTTGTCCGGTTGCACTATTACGAATACCAATTACATTGATATTGAATTCTCCGTTTTCAAAATACTTGTAGCTCTTAGCTTTAACAGCTGCTTCAATTTGTTCTCTAGTAAAACTCATAAGATTTTATATTTTAGTTTATAGTTTATAGTTTATAGTAAACAGTAAATTACTCCTCAGTATTAGCTTCTGGCTTCTTCATTACTTTCTCAAAAGTTGTGAGCCCAAGACAACCAAACGCAAGCAATGCAACTGCATCCACTAAGGGTACAGATGGAGCAAAGTGTGCTTCAGTAAAAGAGTTAGCATACAGAGTAGCGCAAAGAGTTAAAGTGCAGACTAAGCCACACAGGCGCTTCATGGAAACGGAGCCTTTTTCATCTTTGAAAAGACCTCCAATAAAGTTTAATAGTTTCATACGGTATTGTTTTTACCGCAGTTGATTCGGGATGCAGCCCTAGATGGTTTTTAGGGTACTACATATATAATATACGAAATTATCTTCTCATTTGGTACTCATATCCTTTAAGAGATTTGATCGGATCTACTTGAGAACCAGTTAATCCAAATAAATATCCTAAATCATTAAAGATTTTTGCTGAACCTTCCTGTTGCCATTTATAAGGTCCAACATCTCTAGTATAAAAACCACGAGAATCATTACTTAGCACATAATAACCATCATATGCAAAGTCTTTATACTTATCTACAATAGGACCAAGAGTTGGTGCGCCTCCAGAATAAATTAAATTAACGTATTCTCTAGGATTTAAAAATGTTAAAGCTTCTTGCTTAGTTCCTAATGCTGATACTAATGAGTGGTTAATTAACCAACCACCAGCATTAAAGTCATCAGATAACAAATCACCACTTCTCTCACGCATCTTTTCAAATCTATCTTCATCATCTGGATCATATCCAAATAAGTAAGCAATCATAAGAGATAACATACCTATTACAGCTGTATGTGCAAATGCTTTTTTACCGGCATACTTTTCTTCATCTGTTAAAAAGAATGATCCATTAGATAATCTTGATACTAAATTTCTTAAAAGTTTAGCAGATTCTAACATATAACCATTATTTATATCACCAGTTCTAACATTGTATCGTGATGGTGACCAGTTATTTACAAACATTCTAGTAAAGAATCTTCTTAAACTAGAGAACATTCTCCATAATGCATATCTGTCTAGCATAGACTTATCTATCTTTCCATATGCACCTTGTAAAGCATTACTAGTTTCTTGAACTCTATTTCTAGTTTTCTTAAACTCTTCACCTCCTACATCATATGAAGAATCAATTCCGGCTTTTAATTTTAAAATACCATCTGATCCTTTTTCCCAAGCATCTAAATAAGAGATATAATTAGTTTTACCATTTATAATTTGTGGTACTTTTTGATGTATCATCATACCAGCAAATAAAGAAAGAGTACCTTCATTTTCTAACCATTTTCTTGGAGACAACAATACGCTGTTTGCTTTTTTACTACCTTGACCAAGTACTAAGAAACTATCTGCTAAATCTGTACCAACACTTCTTCCAAACTCAGTACCAAATTTTTCTTCAAATCTTCCTTTGATTGGATCAAATACCTCAATTAATTGTAGATTAACACTCTTCTCAGATGGATTAGCATTATATACATTAGCAGAGATATCAGACATCATTTTAAATGCTTCAACCTGACCTAATGCATATGATCTTTTGTTAAGATATTTTTGTCCAGCTGACTCAATAATCATCTGTGTAACTGCACCACCAAAGTTTTTAATTGCCGATGGAAAAATATTCATGGCAAATAAACCAAAGACTGCTTGTGATTGTAAGCTATCAATAAGCTTTTGTGCACTACTACTCTCAGACAATAATCCAACTCTTGTTTTACCTTTAAACTCTCTTTCAATAAAAGAATTAATTGCCTCAGCTCTTAAGTTCTTACCTTTCTTATTTACGTAAGTCTTAATGTTATTAGTAACCCAGTTATAACTATTGATCTTAGATAGATCTTTAATCCCGTTTTCTGGATTATTTACAACTTTCTGTAAAGCTTGAGCAATAGGATTTAACTCAATAAGTTTTTTCTGATGCTCAAGTGAATACATATACTTAAGCATGGAGTAAGGAACGTTTAGAGATACTTGATCAACATCTAATTTATACAGACCTTGTACGGGGATAGAAGAGATCTCTTCATCAAAGATATCAGCTCTAACTAAGTTAAACTGTTCATTGTAGTTAATACCCTGTTCAAAGTCGTCCTTTGCTGATGTAATACTATCCTTAATACTTTTAATAGCACCTCTAACTTTTTTAGCACTATCATTTAAAGTAGAACCTACTAGTTCAGATTTAAACTTTCTAAATCTTGGAATATCCAACCAGATCTTACTATACTTTGTTTTGTTCTCTTGAAATAATAAATGGTATTTAACCATTACATCTAGAGCTTTTGCTTTTTCAGGACTATTCTTCTTTAAATCAAAGTAAGCTTTGTTTACATAAAGATCATCCTTTGCTCCTTCTTCTACAGTTCTTGGTAACCAGTTACCTCTGTTGTCTATATGTTTTCCAACCTTAAGACTGACTTTACTTGTAGCTTTATCATAACCGGTTCTATATTGTTTCTTTACAGATCTTCTATAGAAATCATTTTTAGGTATTCTTCTAATGCTTACATCAGTTGCATCACCACTATAAGGATCAATATCTTTATAAGTATAAGAATTATAATCTTCTGCACTGGCTGGTATTGTAACATTCCAAACATATATAGGACTGTATACTTTCTCCATCATCTTAGACTCTGAATTATATACTTCTTTAACTATATGATTTGCTAGATACCATTCTTTAAATTCTGCATTCTCTTTTAAATACTTAGCAATAAAGCCGGGCTTTAAAAACTTGTCAGCATTAGCTTTATTAATCTCAGTGGTAGCAAACTGAGCTAATTTCTCTGGATCAATTCTTTCTATATAAGAATTAATTACATTGATATAATCATCAGTAGGTTCTTTAGATTGCATTGAAGCTAACTCAGAGTATAATTTCTTTAATGCAATTTGAGTTAACTGATCTAAACTATTTTCTCCACGTATTGTATTAAGCTCTGTAAACTCTGCTTTCTCTAATGCACTGGCTGTTTTAGATTTTATCTTAGTAGATAAGTCTATGTATCTTTCAAACTGTGCAGGACTTAATCCACTAAAGCCAGCAAGATTGTTTTGAGAATCTAAGATTTCTTGTTGTAACTCTTTTATTCTCTTAAGTCTATTCTCAGACATTTCTGAGCCAACAGGTTGTCCATCATCATTTCTAAAACCAATAACTATATCTATAATCTCCTCCCATTTTTTACCAATGTCCAAACGTTTAGACACATTAACTGGAAGTTTATCTGTAATAGTTTTAATTTTATCTATGATCTGCTGCTTTCTTTTATAGAAATCTTCATTAATAGATACTCTAGTATTATCAGTTAACCATTGATCTACTAATTCTTTAAACTCTTCTGGGTTAGCACTAAGACCTTGGTCTAATAAATCTTGCTTATACTGATCAAGTCTGTATTGGAATAAGCCGGTAATCTCTTTCCACTCATAGAATTTTCTACTCTCATCTCTATACTTCTTTTCTATCTTAGCAGTCTCTAAATCATCACCAGCTTTAATAGTACCAGACTCATCACGTAATGATGCTAACTGACTATACTTTTTCCAAAGAAGTTTCTTTTGCTCAAAAGCTTCATCCTCAGTAAACTCATCAAATACTCTTCTATCAATATCAGCAATCTCTGCTAAAATATTTTGTTTTCTTTCATATGCAATCCTACCTAACTCAGAATCATAAATTTGTTCTTTAGCATAAAACTCCGGAACATATTCATCATACATATAATCTCTATAAAACTGTCTTACAACCTGATTAAGTTGTCTAGCTTTATCTAAATCATTTACTCTTTTAGCCTCTTCAATATCAAACTGTAATCTATCAATTACAGCTTGGTAACCTTTCCAAGGATTTAAGAATACTAACTTACTAAACTCTTCAGCTTCACCATTATTGTTACGTGTTACAACTGTATCTTCATATACTAGATCTTTCATAAGATCAGTAATGTTCTTATCAGAATAACCAGCGTCTTTTAAAACAGGTAACAACTCAGAAATAAAACTATCTTTATTAGCTTTACTTTTTAACTCTACATCTGTATAAGCATTATCTACATATACAGCAAAGCTAGAGATAATTGGATCTGGTGAACTCGCAAATGATTCTACATAAGCTGAAATAGAATTAACATCACCACGCATACCTGATAAGTAATCATCAATTGTAGCGCGGTTTAGTTTTAATCTATCCCACTCTTCTTGAGTCTTTTTAATTTCTTTTGGAGAAGCGTTATTATCTCTAAGTGTTTTTAATTTAGTTTCAAAATGACTATCTACATTTTTAGCTAATGGACTTAATACATCCTCTAATACACCACCAACACCTCTTTTGTAAATAGAGTTAATGATTCTATCTGCTTGTTTTGTTTTCTCAGAGATTCTACTGAATAACTGAAATAAAGAACTATCTGTACGTAATCCAGCATCACTTAAGCCATTGATACTCTCCTCCATTATCTTGCTCCAGTTTCTTACAAGCAAATCATAATAGAAGGTGTTACTAATAACTTCCTTGGTATCAGACATCTTATTAAGATTATTAAGCTGGTCAATAATCCTATTCATTAAGACATCTGTCTGAATTGTAGTTCTTACAAGAGAGGTAATTTGTTTCTCTCTTTTATCTAACTCATCTTTAAACTTTTTAACCTTATCATCTACAGTTGTTGTTTCTGCAGTACGTAAGTCAGAGACAATATCTTGTAGAATAGTTCTACCTGATTCATTCTTAATAGCTTCTACAAAATCAGAGTAGTTCTTATTTGTACGAATTCTAGAAAGAAGTGAGCCGGCATTAGTAAAATATCTGTTAACTACTTTTACTAATACATCATTATCTACTTGTTGTAGATCATTATACATAGTTTGATTACTACGCATATATTGAACTACATCATCCGGAGTAATGATTTGTGTAGTAAGTACAAAGGTATCTCCCAATAACATGTTTGAGAGTTCATCTATTGTAGTAGTCTCAGATAACTTATCCAACTTAATCTTATCACCATATAACTTACGCATTAATTGCTTAATAGCATAGATAATATTGGTAATGAATTTCTTAAATGGATTAGAGTTTTGTACGTTGTTTACTTTATTAACTGCAGCGGTTTCAAGAGCTCTTACTAACACTTCTTCTTGGAAGAGTTGGTCTGTACCATCTAACTCAGGATATAAGAGTTCTACCTTTGATAAAGTCTCAGCGCCTTCTACAGAACTTATATACTGATTATATAAGTTATTAAATAGAGTAGGATTCTCAATTGCAAGACTTCTTACAACAGGGTGAGAGAACTCATGAAGAACCGTATTTAATTTAAAGCCACCTTCTACAAAATATATATTGTTATTATAAAAGAAAGCAGATTCTCCAGTCCAAGGATTAGTTGTATCCTTAGTTAAATCTGTAGCTTCTTGAGCAGATATCATTTGATATCCGATACCTACTTGATCAACTAATTTATTTGCAAGCTTTGTAATAGCTTCTTGAGCTTTTACATTTTCTTGCTGTGCTACATCCGGGAATAAACTATTAAAAAAATCTAACTGATCATCAAAGTCTTCTCTATAAAAACTAACAGATCCATCAGGAATATCTTTAATTGGTATGATATCAGAACTTGATGTGAGTTTAGCATCGTAACTACCATTCTCTTTTCTTTTACCATCTACAACATCAAATAAGAAATCATTAAAGTTTGCATACAATCTTCTTTGATTATCTTCAGCTATAGTAATAAAGTTTTCATTGGGGCCCAATTCAATGTTATAATTTTTAAGAGCTCTTTCTTTAAGCTTTTCATTATATAACTCTAGTAATGTAATAGACCTCTTTAATTCTTTATCATAAGTTCTTTGTAATGCTTTTGGTGAAAGCATTGTATGTATTGGATATAATACAATTTCTGATACACCCTCTTTTTCCGCTAGCTTTTCTGCAGTAAAACCTTCTGGTAAATTAAAAAGTTTATTAAAAACACCATAGTTATATGCATTAAGTTTAGAACTCTTAAATAATAAACAGTTACTCATAGATTACATTATTGAATTTGGACCACACTCAGGATCAGTTAAAGGATCAGCATCAGCTACAATGTTTTTATCCTCTACATCCTCTTCAGCTGCTTCCAGAATATTTTGGTTAAGTGGTTGTACAGAATAAATATAGTTCATAAACTCTGAATTATTCTCAAGCTTAGGATTAAGATACCCAAAGTTATAGTAAAGTTCTTTAAATAACTCAAAGTAAGCTTCTTTATCAGTATTTACATCATCAAAACTAATACTATACCCCTCTTTATTGAACAATAAAGACTTTCCAGAATCATATGACTCTTTTAAGTGCTTAATTACATCAGTAATAATTGTTAAGTTTTCAGAGTGATCTGCTACTTGTAATAAAGTAGGTTGTCCTAATAAAGATTTGTACATTGGTAAGCCTATTGAATTGCCTTTAACTCTAGTTGTATTTCCTAATACAGTATCAATCTTAACGTTATTAATTCCAGTGTTATCTAATGCCATACCATATGTACCTACTAGTTCTGGATAGTTATTAATATGATCTATAGTATTAGCCGCATCTTTCTTAAGACTTAAGTTAAAATTATAAACTCTAGGAGTAAGCGTACTACTGATTCCTGCAGGTAATGCTTTTAAAGACTTTCCTAACTTATTAATAGTACTATCAATTACATAACTCTTAAATCTATAACTATTAGATTTATTATTAAATGCATTTGTATAGTTATACAATATAGAAAAACCTTTTTGTTTATCTGAAGATAAGATATTAGCAAATGTTTTTACTGGCTCACGCATAACATCTTTAAAATTCTTACTAGATAGAATAGGAATAAAGGTTATGTTTGATTTATTCATACCAGATTGGATGAAACCATAGATAGATAACTTATTAAAGAAATAAGATACCTCACGGTTTAATACAGGATCTGCTATTTTCTGAACAGAAGGATCTGCTAACTCTTCAAACTGAGCATTCATATCAGCTAGGAATTCTGCATCTTTTGTATCTCCTACAAGTTTAATATTCTTGATGGTATATACTTTACCTTCTTTCTTTACTTGCTGTGCGTCATAAACTAAGTTATCTTCAAGTAAACTATACTGCTCTATTAATCCAGGGATAGTTTTAATGGCTTCTAATTGATCTGCAAAACTTGTTTTAGTAAAGAAGATCTTTTTAGAATTAAAGATATTATCCAATGCATTATTAGCAATTCTTTCTTCAAAAGCAGTATCAGTTTCATCCTGTAATCTCTCTGTAGTACCACGTAAAAATTCACGCTCTAATACAAAACCGGCATATTGCTTTTCAGTTGAGAAGTAAGGAATCAAATCTGTAGATAAATCTTTAGGTAAAGAGTACAGTGTGCCTTGACCATATGTATCTAGGTTATAAAGCTTCTGGTTATACTCTTTTCTTAAGAGTTCTCTATCTACATAAATTTTACCATCTATATATGCAGCGCTTTTTACTAGACCTCTTGTCTTTTCTATTGATGCAGTATCTGTATTCTCTAAACTAAAACCTTTATAAGTCTTTACTGAATCTATATCAACTACACCAATTGAATTTTGCATAATGAATTGCAAAATATCATTTCTAAATCTAGAAATAAATGTATCTACATCTTTATATTCATTAAGTATTTTGTTATAATTATTTGATATATAATCACTTATATAACTATTAATTACATTATTTGCTCTTAATGGGAAATAATCTTTAAATACATTTAATAAATAATCTTGGATAAAGAATGCAGAAATTGGAGACTCATTAATAATACGATCAACAACTTCTTTAGGTAATCTATCTCCCTCTTGTAATTCTTCTAGTCTAGTAATTCTAGATTGCGCTTGGAATAAGTTACCAGATTTTCTAGTATCTACGTTAGTAGCTCTTGCAATCTGAATCATCACTTTTGACTGCTCTTCTATCTCTAAGAAATGTAAGAATGCCAATTGTGCAGCAGATGATTTTCTATCATTACTACTTACAATATTTTTAATATCATCTGCAGTAAATGACTCTTTACCAAAACCTTTTATAAATAGATCTACAGCAGGCCCAATAGATTTTTTACCTCCTAGATACTTACTAATAGAATTACTATTAAGTACCTTTTTATCTGCATAAGAAAACTTCTCATAAATAGATGGGCTAAATATATTACCCAATAGATCATTATTCTCAATTACAAATCGCTTTGCTTTATAGTTAAGTAATCCTCTACCTTTCTCATTCTCTGGAGAAGAATCAAGCGCATTATTATATAAACTATTGTATACTCTTGATGCTTTAATATAATCCCGGATCAAAGGTTGAGATAAGAAATAAGCTGCAGTCTCTACATTAATACCGGCTTGTAACATGAATAACATAGTTGGAGCTAACTCATAGATAGCATTCATATCAAACACCCATGTATCTTTTTCAATATCTACCCAACCATTCATGAGCTGAGATATTACATCAGAGATATAATGAGCACCATCTTCTGAAGTTAATCCAGACAAAGATATCTTACCGTTTAAATCATTGTAAGGTAAAAGAAGTCTAGACTTACGAGTTATTGGATTACCCTTATTATCTTTAAACTCATAGGTATCATTTAAGAATGCGCCTACTCTATTAAGAATAACGTTATATGTATTAGATACGGCACCAATACCAATGGTTAACTTACCAATGTTATTTGCTTCATGCTTATATAAGTTATATCTAATCTCTAAAGCTCTAGTAGGAGATATAGTTTTAAAAGCAGAATCCTGATTGGCTCTTTTAGATACCGGATTATACTCTCTATTGTACTTTGCTAAATCTTCAGAGATAGGTTTAACAATATCTGTTTCATTAGGAGTAATAAGCTGAGGGAAGTTATCCTTAAGTTCCATAATAGAAATCATAGAATTAAGAATATTATTCTCCATAGCTTGAACTTTAGTATCATCCTTAGTAAGATTAGCAGTTTTAGTAATTATATCTGACATATCAATATCAGGATATAATTTTTGTAACTCCTCTAATTCTTCTGTAAGTACTGTAATGTTTGGCATTACAATACTTAACTTATCAATATCAAAGTCAGATCCAGACTTAGCCACAAGTTCTGTTGGAACTATAATTACAGAACCAGCTTCTGCAGGTAAAAATTCTGCAACCTGCATGTATTCTATAGAGTTAAGACCTTGAGTTGGAATACGTACACCAATCATCTTTAATAGATTAGCATTATCCTTTAACCAACCCTCATTCTTAATAGCCTCATTTAATCTCTCTAATGTATTTATTTTAGAACCTTCATAAGTAACAGTAAGAAGCTTTAAGAAATCACCTTGTAATGCAACTTTAACTTGCATAGGTTGAATCTTATCATTCTCAACAGTATAGAATTTAAGACCGTTTGTACCATACTTTAAAAGATCTTCACCAAAAGGTTTACTAAAACCATATTGCTCAAAGCCAGAACCAGAAACTTGTACTAGCTGCTCACCTTTTATTTTAGGTCTTACAATCTTTCTTTCTATGATTGCAACTAATTGTTTTTCAATAGATTCAGAGTTTATAATACTATCAAAGTTATTCTTTAATGTACCATCCTCATTTGTTTCTAGAATATCTAATTGGAAATCAGGAACCTCTAATCTAACTAACTCTCTTTCAATTGCTTTAATTAAATCTTTTGGATCTCCCTTTTTAATGTTACCATTATCATCAAACTCTACTCCAACTTCTTTAAACAATTTGTTTTTATAGAAATCTACATAGCTTTTAACGGAATTCTCATACTGTTCTACAACTGCAGCGTATTCTTTTTTAATAGGCTTACCAGACTCATATAAGTTGTTTTCAATAATCTTACGTAACTGAGAAGCTAAAGTAACTTGCTCTTTAAAGTATGGGGCAATATCTAACTGGTTTTTAAAGTATGGTAAGTAAATACCATTTAATGCATATGGTCCATCATACAACTCTCTTTTATTAAGATCTTTATACATAGAAGGAATCACACCATCATTTAATGTAATATTAGAAACCTTACTTCCAGATTTATATAATGCATAATCTACACCTTGTTCTAATAATTGCTTATGGAATTGCTCTAAGTTAGTTCCTTTAACTACTGTAGGAACTAAAGGCATTAATGAAAACTTATGTAAAGCTGTAACGTTTAGTAACTCAGTTTTTAAAGGACCATAGTAACTAGCTTTAAGAACAGGGAAGAACTCTTTTACCTTATGGGGATTTACAGACTCTGGATCATTGATAATTTGATTATACAAATTCTCTTGATCCTGTGACCACTTATTAATAGATCTTAAGAAGTTACGATAGAAATCAAATGTTACCCAACCTTGAGCATCACCTTCTTTAATCTTCTTGTATGGTTTTAAAGTGTTAACTACCTTAGATTCATCAATACCCATACTTAATAAAAGAGAGGCATAGTAATCATAGTATATAGAATTTGGTTGTGCATCATCAAGAACAGTGGTAATAGCTTTGTTACTGAATTCCTTAGTAGAAATATCAATTGACTTAGCATAACTATTCTGACTAGTGGCATTTAAATAACCTAATGTATATCTATCTACAATTGCAAATTCTCCGGTAGATGCAATAGAAGCATTACGCTTGTGGAACTCTTCTTTTAGATGATCAAACTGAGATAAGTCACCATAGAATAACTGCATCTCAAAGTTATTGAACCAGTTATTAAAGGTAAAAGTTTTAATGATTAAGTTAATCTGCTCACTAGATGAAGCATATTTATTAGCCTCTGATTTACCTACTCTAGTTTCTTTTAAGAGTTTAATTCTTACTTCAGGACTTAGTAATACTTGACCATTAGTTACAGTGCTTAAATCTTTCCAGATATCTAAGTTCTCAGCAAATTGATTATTGAAGTAACTAAAGGTATCTGTATAAATATCTTCTTGTAACTTCTTATTAATTACTATATCTGAAATAGATTTAGCTTTATTTACAATACCATATAAGCTTTGCTTTGTTTCTGCTGATAATACTGAATCAAAAGCTACAATCTTATCACCATTCTTAGATAGTGTATCTACGTTCTTAAGAGATTTAATATTTTTAACATACCAAATTCTCTCTAGTTCTGCCATTAAGTAATTAGTAATTAAAGGCATTGCTTCAGTTACACCATTATCTGAAGAGAAAGCAATTGACCGGATAGGTAAATATAAATTATCTACAGTACGTCCAGTATACTTTTTATTTAACGCTACACCATATGAAGAACTCTTACTAGCATGACGTGGTAATTCTGGAGTACCTCCTAAGATAGTTGCATGTACATCATACAAATACTTGTCATAGATATTAAGCTTATTGGTTTTTACTCCATTAATAGTAACACCATCTACATCTCTTCTAAGACCACCAAGGTTTTCTACAGATAGAGTAACATCAGATCTTCTATTACCAGTTTGATCAAATAGAGATTTAATAATGTATGAGTGCTTTGCATAAGGATTAATTGCCGGATGGTAATATCTTAAATGCTCATACTTAGCATCATCAATCATTTGATCTATATAAGTTAACTTATTAAGATCATCTACAATATTTGTTAAAGAGTTACGCAATTGTGTTTCAAACTCGGTATTACCCTCTACGTTAGTTATAGCTGAACCAAAATCTGCATTTCCATATTGAGCTTGGATTTCAAGAATCTTGCTTACGTTAGTAGCTTGATTACCACCTTTCTCACTCCTTAAGTATTTTATAGGATCTGGAATAAATATATTCTTTTCTTTAGCATTCTTTAATGCTTCTAAGATATAGTCATACTGAATAGATGTCTGAGTATAACGTAAATCAAATGAATTCTCTATAGCAGATTTAACAGACTTATTATCATCCAAATAAAATCCTATAGCATTTAAGAAATCAAATGCATTAGTATTATTAATAGTTTTAAACTTATTAAGTACTGCAGAAAGGTTTAGATAGTTTGTTCCTTTTTCTTTAGTGATGTACTCATTTCTAGATGTACTAAACTTATTTTTAAAGCTACTAGCTATCTTAGAAATATCTCCCGTTGCTCTCTGTATATATGTAGAGATAGAAGTTGTTCCATCAGGATTAGTTGTACTAACTAATCTTTGCTCAATGATTGGTACAACGGTCTTATTAAAGGTTTGTGTAAATGCAATCCACTTATTAAACTCAGTATTAGAGTTTAATGTATTTTCCGGATTACCTAACTTACTTAATAGCTGTGCAACTGGAGGATACTGATTTTGTAAACCAATTAATCTTGTATAGATATCATCAAAGGAGTTTGATCCAATTAAGTTTTTAGAGATAATACTCCAAGCCTTATTAAAATCTACAAGTTTATTAAATCCTAATCTATTATACTTAGGTGTACCATTCTTATTAACCTCGTACATACTCTTAACTAAGTAAAGAGTTTGATTAGATGTTAACTCTTTAAGAGATAGATCATTACCTGTACGCTCAAATTTCTCAATATCTTTTACATCTGATTTATCTTCTTCTGCCTCTAATAGTTTAGCCTCAATCTCTAAGTATTTAGATTTTTGCTTATGATAAGCAATCAAACCATTCTTTTGCTTTCCTGATAATACATCATTAAAGTCTCCAAAATTATCAATTGCATATTCAAGAATAGCAACGTTATTTCTGGCTATAGTATTTATACCATCTGGATCATTAGCTATCTCATTTCTAAAGAAATCTAATTTTTCTTGGAAGCTTTCTTTAGTAAGCTGATATAAATATTCTAAAGCTCCTTTATTTTTATAAAGAGCTGCAAAGTTTAATTCACTTTTATCAATCAACTCAGCAAATGATCCATCAATAGAATCTACAAGTAATCTACTATTAGATAAACTAAGTCCTTTATCTTTACTATCTAAAGACTCAATACCACGATTAAGTTTACCAAACTGTACATTATCTAAACTGTATTCATACTCAAATAGGTTACCCAATCTAAGATTATCATACATAGTTTTAATTACAGGAATCTCTGTAGCATCAATAATTTCAGTTTGACCTGAGAATATAGACTTAAGAATACGCCATAATTTCTGGAATATGTTCTCAGTACCTTTAGTATTTACTTTACTACCATTACTTAGTACATAATTACGGAAATCTTCTGCTAAATATTCTTCTACAACTTTATCAGTTGCTTTATTTAACTTCTTAATGTTAGCTCTTACTGTATCGTATAGACTCTTCTTCTGTTCTGGAGTTAATAATAACTGAGAGAATGCATGCCAAGCTTCATGATACAAAGTAGTGTAATCAATATTACCAGCTTTAGCATATAATGTTATACCGGCAGTAGTGAATGTACCTAATACATCAGAGTTAATTAAACTAAATGATTCTTTAAATGGTAATACCTCTGAGAATTTAGTTGGCACACCATCTACTAATACTTCTAAAGAACTATACCAGTTCTTTATTTCTTTAATCTTCTCTTCAGATACACTTACTGGTTTAAAGCCGGCTCTTTTAAGAGAGCTATTAATCTCATTAATGAGATCTAAATTTATGCTTCCTTTAAATCCGCCAAAACTAGTATTTACTTCTTGATTAGATTTAACTGCAGTTTTAGTTTCTGTAGTAATAACTTCCTTTTCAGGAAAGATAATTTTATTAGCATCTAAGGTAGGCTCAAAATTTAATGTTGAATTAAATTGTTTAATGCTACCGTCATTACGTAAGGTAGCATCAGCTGTAGCATTAGATTTAATAAAACTTGTATAATCAATTGTATATGGAGTATAGTTTTCTCCAACATAACTTGGTATCTCTATACTTGTACCAAAGTATTTCTTATTGATATTGATATAAGCATTCTGTAATTGCTCAGTTAAATAGTCTTGATCAGCATCTTCAATAATAGTAGAATCAAATGCTTGAACACCATTTACATATAATGACAATACATCTTTAGTATTATTATATATAAGTCTTACGTTTGCATCATCCGGATTTAAGATTGCTTCAAACACTAAATACTTCTGAGGATTACTTACACCTTTATCCATCAATAACTTAGATAGATTAGAAGCTAAATCAGCATTAATTTTATCCGGTCTAACCCTTAATAAGTTATAATACTTATTAATTTTCATGTAAGCTGCTCCAGACTTATCAAACTGAAAATTAATATTGTTATCAGCAATATCTTTAATCTGGGACAATGGTACATAAGAGCCATAGGTTAAACTAAAACCTAGTTTACCACCACTAATACTTAAAGGAATAGTTAAGCTTTTATTCTTGATAAAACTCTTAACCATCTGATTAATAAAGTTAACCTCGTTATTTCTTTTATTTTGAAACTGAGCAGTTAACTGTTCTCTATTAGGAATCTCTAGATTAGATTTTCTAGCTTTATCAATAATAGATTCTACTTGTTCTTCAACTGTTTGTACAGTAAGTTCTTTAGTACCACGTTTAAAGAAATCAGCTTTTCCAGAAACACTACTTGGAGTTCTAAAATCACTTATTGGAAGAATAGAACCTTCTACAGGATCTTGTCCTTCTATATAGGTAACTATACCATCTGAATTTAAATAGATCTGCTTATAGGTATCATCTACCTTAGTTTTAAAAGTAAGATTTACTAAGCTCTTACCATTCTTAACTATATCAATTGGTGAAAGATAAATACCAACTATCTCGGTACCATTTAAAGCTTCTAACTTTAATGTATCCGCGTTTGATAAGTTAGTTGCATTTAAGTTTCTTAATAAGTTTCTTGTAAATGCATAACTAGCAATTTTAACAGGATCAGGATCTTCTTCCCCTGTTGGAATACCATTATCATCTAATAACTCTTCTTGACCGGTTGTTGTAAAACCAGTAGCTGGCTTTGCTTGAAAGTCTACATCAGGATCTGACTCTGCAGCTTTTTCTAACTGAGAACCAATAAGACCAGCTTTCTTTCTAATATCAGCAAGCTTATCTTCAGTTAATACAGTAGCAGATACATACTTCTCAACAGTAGGAATATTTTCAAACTGGTCTCTTAAGTCATATATGGTATTAAGATCTACACCTTTACTCCTTAAGTACTTAGCAATGTTTCTATCATCAGCTGTAACGTTAATTACATTCTCTGGTAATAGTTGAGCATAACTTAATGCAAGACTACTATCATTAGTCTTATTATTAACTAGATTATAAAAGTCTAAGATATAATTTTTAATATCAAAGTCTTTACCATCTGATACTGTGGCAGAAAGATCTTTAAATACTTTCTTATAAAATTGCTTTTGTTGCTCAAGAGTTAGTGTACAATTCATATTATTAACAGCCTAATCCGTTTAAGAATTCATTATTTATATCATCTGCAGATTGATTTGTAGCCTCTAATCTTGCAGCTTCTTTTGCATCTTTATCAGCGAGGAAATTAATCTGCAGATCTGCATTTTTAGTGATTAATTCTTTCTCTTCTGTAGTTGGAACTGGTGTTTGTTGTGATCCCACAGCAATATCAGATTCCTTATCATATATAGACTGAACCATTTTTTGGAAATTAGTTTTAGTTATTGTCATTCTCTTATCAATGTCTTTACCTGGAGTAAGAGATCTTCCATACAAAGGTACACCGGTTATTTTTGTTCCGGTTATATTCTCTACTAAAAGATACTTATTATCACTAAGAACCAATACATCTTTTACTTTAACATCTGAGAATTTAAACTCTTTTATTAGTTCAGTCTTTTTATCATTTATTAATGCATTCACTTCATCAATTGCATCTAAGTCTTCAATCAAATCTGTTTCTGCAAACTCTACTTCTATATCCTGTAGATCTTTTACTGTCTGAGCTTTACTAATCTTATCTCTAAAAGATTCTAAAGGATCAGTCTTATCCTCTTCTTTTATAACTTCTGCAGGTTCTTCTGTAGTAATTACTTCTGCTTTTGTTACTGGTTTCTTTTTATTATATGCTTCAATTTCTTTAGCATTAGCAGGGTCATTAAAGTAATCAGAGATTATACCTTTAGCGGTATTAGTACGTAGGAATCTTTCTAAAGATAGTTCTGGTTCACCATTAGCTTCCCTAGCAGAATTTTGTTGTGCTAAATTAGCGTTGAGTTTACCTTGTAACTTAATAGGTAATCTATTAAACTGAGCTTGTGAAATAACAATTGGTATACCTTTAACACCAATTTCTTCTTCAGTTTCTACTGGCTGTTCTTCTATTACTTCTTCTACAGTTTCTGTAACTGGCTGCTCTGGAGTTATCTCTGTATTAAAGTTATCTATTACTTCTTTAATACTCTCAAATCTAGCGTCATCCTTACCAAAACTATTACCAGAGTTAATATCAATAAACTTTACATCAGGATCTGTAAGTAATGTATTTACAAAAGAATCATAATCAGCAATAGCTTGCTCATTGATTGTCTTTTGATCAATTGTAAATCCAGCATCTGCAATATCATTAATTAAATCATTACTCTTTTTAACGTTAGTAAATGTCTTAACTGCTTCTTGCATATACTCCTGCATCTTATCCATTCTTACACGCCTAGCATTAATTCTTCTTAATGCTTCTGCATAAAAGTTATTAGGATCTGTAAGAGCAGTAACATTGTTATTATACTTTCTTACATCTTTAGATAAGGAATAGTAATCAGAGAGTAATCCAAATAGATTGTCTAATTGATCAGCTGGAATAATTTCATTATTGTTTTCAGCTAATCTGTTTATATATCTAGTAAATGCTTTTTTAAGAGCTTTACGTTTTTCAATAAGAGTAGAGTCTTCCATTTCCTGGATTTTATCAAACTCTTTCTTAAATGATGCAAGATCTTTTTGCTTTCTCTGTTTATTTTTTAAGATGGTTTTTAATTTAGGATCTGTTGTTTCACCCAAATTAGCAATCTCATCCTCTAAAGTATCTAACTCATCTTGCAATGACTCAGTACTTAATACTGATTTTACATCTGTAAATGCTAAATTACCCACACTAGTAATCTTAGTCATCTCATCAGTTAACTCAGATAGACGTTTTGTAGCTTGTCTTACACCATGTAAATTAAATACAGCAGTTTTACGTGCTTCTTCAAATCCATAATAACCAGCAACTTCATCAAAGTATGCTTTTTGATTCTCAGGATTATCTTTAAGATTATACTTTTTAAACTTATTAGGATTAAAAGGATTCTCTATATCTTTAAACTGATCATACTGACCTTCTATTTGATATGCTCTCTCTAAAGCTACAGATAAAACTTTTTTAGCTTCTTCATCTGTTACACTATTATCAAGATTAAATGCATCTCTTAATTCAGCACCAGTCATCTCTTGCATATTCTTTAACTTATCAGTAAGAATATTAAAGTTGCCAGTTTCTAAAGCAGTATATACAGAATTAAATCTGGACATATCTTTGAGATCATGGAATGCTTTCTCATCATATGATGATGATAGTTTAGCATCTACCATGTCTTGACCCAACTTAATTTGTACAAGTAAGTTTTCTACATCAGGAGTAAATACATTATACCCGTTTTTAAATGCATCATTAAGATCCTCTACAAGTTTCTGAGCTTGTTTAGATTGTGCATCATAGATATCTTTATAGTTAGGATTTCTCTGAGTATATAATTTCTGTAAAGGATTAAATACTCCACTTACTGCAGTAGTTCCAATGTTTGCTAAACCGCCCAATAAGAATCCAGAAGCAAATACTTCAAGACCTTGTGCTGAATTTTGTTCTTTTAAATTATTATATGCTTCTGCTAAATACATTGCAACACCAGCACCTTCTGGTGTTTTATATAAAGCAGTATAGTAATCATCACTAGCTCCTGAAACAACTTCTTGAGCTACTTCCTGTAAACCTTCAGCAACGTTTGCACCAAAATATTTAACTGCAAAGTTTCCATAGTTTCTTGGGCTTACTAATCCTTTTGCTGCAAACTTTAAGTTCTCTGCAAATCCAGTTGTAAGTTTAGCAACACCATCTTCAATAACTACGTTTTGTCCGGTCTTACTGAAGTTCTTTACAATTGCTCTATTAGGTTTGAATAAAGATTTAGTACCACCTTTGAATAAGTTATCAAACACAATACCATTACTTAAATAAAGCAATGGCATGTTAATCATTGTTGTAGTAAACTTACTATCCTCAGCAAACTCATATATTTTATCTAGCTCTTGCTCATCTGGATAATAACCATTATCAGTAATAAACTCAGATATACGGTTATCAATAAACTCATTTTTAACCATATCACCTTCTAAGTTAGCTTCACCAAATGCATATGATAGTTTTTTACTATCTCTAACAAATGTTCCAACATTAGAGGCAAGTCTAGCAGCATTTAAAACTTTCTCTCCTTGTCCTACAGCTTTACCAGTTTCAAATAATGCTTTAGCCGTACTAGCAAATGGTGTAACAGCTTCTCCAAATCTTAGTGCTGCTTTACCAGCATTAGCAAATGTGAAACTTTTCCGCATCTGATCAGCACTTCTAAATGTATTAATAAGTGATTTTAATTTTTCAGCAGTGCTAACAGTTTTAGCAGCAGCCAATGGAGCAGTTCCTACAGAAGCGGCACCACCAGTAAGACCAGTAATACCTGCTAAGGCTGCCTCTGTTACTAACCAGTCTGCACCAATAGCAAGAAAGGGTGCTGTATTAAGAATTAAGTTAGAAGTAAATCCAGCAACTCCACCTTTAGTACTACCATAGATAGCATTGTATTTTGCATACTCATCTCCGGTATCTGAACCATATATAGATTTAATAAATGATAAACCCATATTAGGAATACCAGATGCAGCTCTACCTAAATCTTCATACCAAGATCTATTAGAATTATAAAGTTCTTCATTATTAGCATATGGATTAAAACCTAGCTTATAGAAGTTATCACTATCATTATAAAATCTATCAAAGTTAGCACGCTTATAACCAGAGGCAAATGTGTAAGGTCTAGATTTATAAATTGAAATATCAGACTCATTAGTTGGAGTACTAGCAATATCCATGAAAGCCTGATACGGGTCTCTTGAATTTGCTTCTGCATTACCTACAATAAACTGACTTAAATCAGCAGGTGCAGGAATAGATGGTGTACTAAAATCATCTATTGTCTGAACCAAAGGAATATCTGTAGGTAAAGGATTTAAACCAGTACTTACTGATAGTGTAGGAAATACAGGAGGTAAAGATAAATCTTCTTGTAAATCTGGTCCTAATTCTGCCATAATTATAAAGTATTAAAAGTATTTACAATACTATTTAATTTAATGATATCAATACCAGTCATGTTTACTGGTTCTTGTTTATTTCCAGAATTTAAGAATCCGCTAGCACTATAATTATTATCACTTAGTTTTCTAAATGTGATTGTACCTACTCTAGGATTATCATATACATAATTACCATTAGTATTAAGAATGATTTCAGCATCACTTAAAGCAGCTCCTTTAGCAATTCTATTTCTAGCATCTGCTGCTGGAGTAAATATAGTTATACCTTTCTGTATAATGTTATTATACAATTCTTTATTACCCTCTTTTAAAGCTTTCAATGCAGGATCTTCAGCATTAGGTTTAATATTTAAAGTATTATACTTAGTAGAACCTAATCCAGAAAGAGAGTATGAAAAAGTAACGGGTTTTTTATTAGCAAGCATAGTGACATTTAATCCATCAACATAAGTTCTAAGATATGGATCATTAGTTATAGCACCAATATTTCCTTCAGATGCCTCTCTTAGTTCAGCTGGTGAACCTAAAGCTACTACAGACCCCGGATTACCAGCATCATCTAATAGTTCTTTAAATGCTAAGTAGCTTCTAGACTTTTGTTTAGTTGGATCTGCAACACCACTAGTAGCATAATCTACCATAGTTCCTCCACCACCTACACCTAACATTCCTACAGGCTTATATAATGGATTATTATTACTTGCTTGTTCATTATAGTTTAATGCAAAATCATCAAGCAAATCATCATAAACATTTTTAAAGTATCCAAAATCTAAATCAGATACGCCTGCTTTAGTTTTAGCTCTATCATATGCACTTTTAGCACTTAATAAGGCTCCATCTTTTGTAAACATCTCTCTAAGAATTATTTTTTCACCAGCAGAAAGATTTGTAGAGCGCATTAGATTCATAACTGTAACGTTATTATTCTTTTGTAATTGACCTGCATTAGAATAAGCTACTTGCTTTTTAGTATTCATTTGAGATACTAAACTACCAAGAGACTTATAGATATTAGGATCAGCCTTAATCATTGATACTAATGCATTATTAACTTTATTAAGATTACTTACACCAATAGAGTTATAGTTTCCAGACATAATATTATTATATGATAAACCTGTAGACTTTAATGCATTATCTAAAGCCTGTTTAATTTTAGGATCACTTTCTCCTAAGTCACTAATATTATTAATTACATCTTTTACTGAGTTATGATAACCTCCTAAACTATTATCTCTACTACTTAAATCATTATTCCAAGAATCTGTTTTACCAGCTTCTGTTTGAACTCTTGTAGACATAAGTTCTGATCCGGCAGCTTCCTTAGCTTCTTTATCAGCTTTTTCTAAAGCTTTCTGTGCATCTTCTCTTGCCCATTCCATAGACTTTTTCTTAGTCCAATAAGAAAAATCTAAGGCTGCATCAAATTGAGATTTTTCATAGGGATCAGCTTTCATGCTTCTTTCATAATTCCTATAAGCATTAATCTGTGTAGCTTTAGCAATCTCATCTGTAATTTTAGATTGAGCAATAAGACTTTGGCTATATCTTTCTAATTGAGATATATCATTTGTTTCTAATGCTGTTATTAAAGAACCCTTATTAGCATCTAAAGAATTTAAAGCATTATCATAAACAGCTTTTTCAGCAGTTAATTTTTGAAAATCTTTCTGTTCTTTATCAGTAAGTTGACCACCCCTATCAATTCTAGATTCATACATCAATAGCTTAGAATTAATTCCCGCCATCTCATGTGTGTAATCTTCAATCTTAGAATCTACGTTATCTATAAGAGCGCCAGATTTACCAATATAATATTGTGCCTTAGCTTCATTAATATCTCCGTTATAGTTTTGAGATAAATTCATTATATCATCCATAGATGATACATAAGCTAATGTACTTGCGTACTCTCTAACTCTAGGATCTGTAGATAAAGTAGCATCTAAGTATTGATGAATAGCATTAATAGCTTTATCACCATTCTTAGTAGTTACAATATAACCACCCATTTTCTCATCTACACTAATATTAAAGTCATCTCCTAAGATGTCTTTAGCTTCCTTTACTATATTGATATATGGTGTATACTTAGGAATGGCCATTTTATAGGCTTTTTCCTGGTCAGCATTTTTAAACTCTAATAACTTATAGTCAATAGCTCTAACACCAGTATCCCAATACTTACTTGCAATATTTGGATCACCAGAATTTTTAAAAAGATCAGCTTGTTTTTTAGCTTTGTTTGCTCCTTTTGTTAGCAGAATATCATACTGCATTCTTTTATCATCTACAAAAGGTTGAAATACTTGCTGTGCTAATTGTACATTAGCAGGATCAGAAAGATCTAAAGTTGTAATTTGTTGAATAGCTTTTTCAGAGTTCTTCAAGAAGTTATCTCTAGCAACTCTATTATCATCTCTTGTGAGATCAGCATATACAATGCTACCATATGCGCCACTTAATTGATTAAGTGAACTATCATACCTAGCCTGTCTTGTTGCTAAAACCGTATTAAGAAAATCAAAATTGGGTTTATAGGGCTCAGCCTTTGGTATGTAATCAGTAAGACCTTGAATGTAAGTAGCCATTATCTATATTATAAATATAACAAATATAAAGTTAAACTATTAAACCTCTAAGATTTAAGAAGTCTTACTTCTTCTTTTACCCATCCCTGCTTGAGCAGCTGCAATGTTACCACGTTCATCTACATTTACATCACCCATGATGCCTTTAAGCAAAGCAGCTTGTACCGCAGGATCTGTAAAATCAAATGGTATACCAGTTGATTCTAAATAAGCCATCATATCATTACCTCTTTGTGTTGGAGTAATTTGTCTACCAGGAGTATAATAAGTTTTAAGTCTGGAAGGTTCTACATAATAGTTAGGATATAGACTATTCATTTGCTCTGTCATAAATCTATTTTCTAATGCAGCATTTACATAATCTACAGCTTGTCTTCTACCAGCTCTTCTAGCATTATCATAATTTTGATTAGTAGCAATAGTCTTATCATAGAAGTCATTAGCAGCTAACTGATTTTTAAAATTAACTTCATTTATCAATTGCTTATTAGCTTGTTCAAACTGATTAGCTACACCAACGTTTAAGTTGTTATATCTACCCAAGATATTAGCAGCATTAGCTAAACCTTTACCTTGTACATCAGAGAATCTTGTATTGAAAGCTTGCGGTCCAGTAAACTGAGCTAAGTTTGCAGCAGCAATATTAGCCATCTCAGCATTAGCTGCTAACTCTCTATTAGGATCATAGTAAGTAGGCTTCATAGGCTCTGCAGTAAACTGGGCCATTCTAGGAAAATATCTATTGATACTTGCTAAATCACCAACTGCTGTAGCAGCATTTAATACATCTTGAGGATAAAAACCAATAGGTCTTCTTGGAGTTGGTGGTGGAGGATTTAATTCTCCTGGAGGGACTTCTCTTGGAGGATTTCCTCCAGGAGGAGTTTTTGGTTTTTTAGGAATAGCATCATAATGCTCAAATCCAAATCTTTCATCATCTCCTAACTCAGCCCTAAATTTCTTCTCTGGTAAATATCTATAGAAAGCTCTAGAGAATTCTCCAAAGAATTTAGGATCATTATAAATATTAGGATTAGTAATATCCACATTAGGTTTAAAGCCCATAATATCATAAGCAGCTTTACGTAAACCTACTTCATCTAAACTATCAGCTTGTTCTTTACCTAAATTTCTTTCTACAATTTTATACTCATAATCCTGTGGTGTAAATCCAGCATAAAACTGATTATAAGGGCTCTTAGTTTTAGCAGAACCACTTTGAACTATGTTTTCATATTTGTATTGATTTAATACTGGAGTCAGTTCTTCTAAAAGATTGTATCTATCTTTTGCTGGCATCTGACTATCTGTAAGAGCAACTCTATATGCTCCTCTTCCAGCATCCCAAGTAATAATACCTTTATCAATATATGGTTTTAATGCTTCAGGACGGGGAGGTTCAGGATTTTTTACCTGTGCACCTTTCTGAGCGTACTGCATATTAGGATCCATCATTGGTTGTTCTGGTAAAAATTGTGCTGGATCTAATCCTACTTTATCCATATATGGTACAGCAATCTGTGGAACACCTTGAGGAAATCCTTTCTGTGATTCTTGTACAAGAGCTAGCTTACCTAAATTAGAGATATAGTTATCAGCCATCATAACAGCTGTCTTTTTACGTAAGGGATCAGTTTCAGAATATAAACCTTCACGCAATTCTTTATTATTAAGATCAAACTTCTTAGAAATTTGAGCTGGAGTATAACCGCCTTTCTTAGCAGCAAAACCAAAAGATTCTAAGATAGCTGGATCTTTAATCTTCATAGCCTTTGTATCTGAGTAAATAAAACTATCTGGAGTAGCTTTATCTCCGGCTAATGGAGTACCACCTTCTGAGTGACGCTTACCACCAATCTTAAAGAACTCAGGAATTGTACTATTAGTACCTTTACGTACTAGAGTCTCTCCCTTCTCTGCTTCTAATACAGAGATAGATCTAGGATCCGGTCCTAATGTCTGACCATATTCTTCTTGTGGTTCACCTTTAGTGGCACCATTAAACATGTTCATCATGTAAGCTGAGTTACCATATAACTGATTAACAGCTTTAGCATTTTGAGTACCACCATATCCGGCTTGTGGTAAACTTGTAACTTTTACTTTTCTTTTCATTTCTCCACCCATCTGGGCAATTTTATTGTAATCACCATATATAGCTTCATCCGGTCTAAAGTCTAAACCAAAACCAGGAGTATTAGTTAAGTAATCTCCTCTATTACCAGAGTAATCTTCCGGTCTAACATTGTATAAGTTATCAGCTAAAAACTGATTTCTAAAATCTTCTTCAGTATTTCTATCTTGAATCTTTCTAGCAACAGAACTAAATATATCTGTTCCTGCTAATAACATAGGTCCTATATAAGGATTACCTTTTTGTTGTTCAGGTTTTACAAGATCTGAAGGCATTGCAGTACCAGGAGCATAACCAAAATCTTTATCAAATCTGGTACCAGCTGGAGCAGCAATATTCTGTTGGGCTAAGTTTGCATAATAATCATCTGCACCAATAGGACCCATACCTGGAGATTTTATAAACTCACCAGATTTAGCAGGTCTTTTAGTATTATAAATAAAACTAGGATTACTTAATTCAAATGGATTCTCAAAAGCAGTTGGAGTACCAAACATACCTTGATTTTTTAACCATATGTTTTTTTGCTCTGGTGTTAAAACCATAGGTGGTTGCATACCATTTTGAGCTTTAGGTAAACTCTTAACCCTTACTTTCTTTTTCATTGTATTAATCTAAATACTCAATACCATATCCCTGATCAATCAATGCTTGAATCTCATCAGGATGTAATTCTAATTCAGCGCCTTCAGTCATACCACCAAATTGTTTCTTCCAACCTGCAGCATTTCTAGCAAAGTTAGCTCTTTTAACTTGTGTTGCACTATAGTCCTCTTTATTTGCAAGTACCTTTCTAGCAAACTCTTGCACACCCATACCGGCTCTATTAGCGGACTCAGTAAACTTACCTTTATTAGCAGGATTAATATAGATACCGCCTTGCTTATACACTTTACCTCCACACTCATAACAAGGTTGACCACCTTTCATCATCTGGTATATAGCATCTATATCCATTTGACCACCATACATATCTATGTCACCACCATATGCATAACCATAATCATCTAACTTATCTAAGTTACCGGCTGCTGCAAAACGTGCACGAGCAATTTCAGCTGGCATCTTACCACCAACACTCATTTCTGGCATGTATCCACCATAAGCCATATTAGACATAATCTTGTTTTGTACATAATCTGGTAATGCTTGGAATCCAGGATTACTAGGTTCACCACCATTAGCCCAAGTACCAAAACGTTTGTGCCAGTATAAAGGAGAGAATGGATCTGTAGCCTTACTTGAATCTTTACCACCCATTCTATTCCAGAAATTCTTTTTACGCTTTTGAGAACCATGCTGGCTAAAGTCTTTCATACCAACATAACCACCATGTACAATTTTATACTTATCACCTTTCTTAGCTAGTACCATCCATTTCTTACCAGCTCTATCAGATTTTCTTTTAGCACCTACTTTAGTAAATCCTCTATTCTTATAACGCTGAGGAATACCACCCATCTTCATCTCTTCCATCTCACCCATGTTCATATCAATATCTTCTTCCTCTTCCTCTCCTTCTTCAGAACCTTCATTGAATTGAAGATAATCAGCAACAGAAGAAATATAATCATCAGCTAAAGTTAACTTACTAGCTACCCAAGGCTCAACCTCTGATTCACCATTAATAAAGTTTTGCAATCTAGCAATCTTATCATTCATAGCCATTATCTGACCCATTGCCATTTCACCACCTTCATCATAATAGTTATCACGCATCATCATACCTACACCACCCATTTGCATAGCCGGCATACCCATAACATTCATAGCTAACTTTGCCATCTGCATTTTATCTTCACCATTTCCTTCTGCATTATCCATAGCAGTTCCGGCAGCCATTGCACCATTAACCATAAAGTCACCAATAGCACTCATAGGATTATTAGCTCTATCTTCATTCATCTTATTATAATAAGAAGCCATGTTACCATCATAGTTAGGATATTGGAATATTTGTTGTTGCTCCATACCACCACCGGTTTGAGCTTTTTTATATCCACCACCACGACTCTTGTAAGTCTTTACAAGCCATGCAGAACCATAAGCTGAAGGCCATCTATCAAATTTAGATTTAGCCTCGGATTTAACACGAGAATATAATTCAGGATTAGTGGGTACATTACCACCTTTCTTCATCTGTCTGGCTTCAGGATAAGCTTGAAAGAATGCTTCTTCTGTAGGAAACATAGAATAGAATTCTTCCTCAGAATTAACACCAGCCATTTGTAAAAATTTATCTTTCATTTTAGTTATTTGTATTTATTTAGCCAACTAGTTTGACCACCTTGTTTCTTTTGTTTAACGTATACTGGTTTACCAGCTGCATCTTTTTTATAATAGAATCTATCATAAAACTCATATGGTTTTCTATTACTACCATATACAACATCATCCATATGTGGTACATTAAAATCATACTTATCATAAATAGATATATAACGACCTCTCTCATCCTCACCTTGTGATAAACTAAACTTTTGTAATGGATCTGTCTGAGTAAATGGTATTTCATTATCAGTAGTCATCATATCCTGATTAATGATATATGGACTTAATGCATCCATTTGAACAGTTTGTCCCGGTTTACCTTGAGCTTTTTGTATATAAGCATCAATAAGTTTTTGAGGATCATATACATTATTCAAAGAATAATACTGAGCATTAGGATCACTAGCCTTAGTTGGCCTATACTTAGAAGGACTTATGTATTTTGATTTAGTAGGTAATCCTAAAGCTAATCTCCAAGCTTCCTCACTAACATGATAGTCTCCTTGTAAATCTTTTAATGGTACATCTTTACCACTATTAAATATAGCGCCAATAACATCAGGATAATCAACAGGACGATATCTATCAAATATTTGTTGTTTAGAAGAATCACCAACTTTTTGTGCAACTTTGGTAACACCTTTATCAACTAATTGATTTGCAACAATCCCTCTTACTTCAGGAGTCATTGCTAACTTTAATAGATTAGTAAATGATCCACCAGATTGATACTGTTCTAACCATCCACCATATTCTTTTTTAACAGGTGGTTTAGCTTTAGATGTTTCATCTCCTACAGTATCAAAAATATTTACAATATCTTGCCAAGGAATATATTTATAAGCTGCTTTCATTGCATCAGGATCTGCTAAATATTTAATTTTACCAAACTTTCCTAAACCAGGAACTGCACCAAACATATCTAAAGCTTGACCAACTGATGGTAAAGTTGCATTAGATTTTTTCCATTGATCATATGCTCTGCTAGCATCATCCCAAGACATCATACCTGTAGGCTCTACAAATTCAAGAAAATTTTCAAACGTAGAATCTTCTTCACCACCATCTTGTCTACGCTTATGATTATAGTCTATACGCTTGCCAGATGTTTTCTCTCTTTTAAATTTAGCTTTCTCTGATGATGACATTTCTGATGTAGTTTTAGGAGTTGTTTCATTTACCCGTTTGCTTGGTCTGCATGCAGGATATGGTCTACCGTCTTTATCTTTACCTGATCTACCGCATGCTTTACCTGTCTTGACATCCACCCATTTTTCATCAAACCACTGTCTTAAACCGCCTTTACCCATCTGGGGTATCTCAGTTACATAGTTACCGGGGAATGTATAATCCTGACCGGGCATCATCATTTGCTGATTACCTAAATCATCTATACCTAATACAGGATAGTTAACCCCCTTCATTGTTATATCAGAAGAGGGTATGATTGTAACTTCACCGGGATATGCCCACTGACCTAAAGGAGATATGATAGGTTTTTTTCTAGCCATTTTATTACCTAAATGAAGCTAACAATTTGTTATTACTGAGCTTCAATAAGAACTTAGATGAGCCAGAAACAAGTTTTTTCAATATAACCTTGTTAATGTAGTGTCTAAATTTCTTTCTTTGTGTAGCTCCCTTATTATAATTTACATAAGTTGCGTTAATATTCCTAATATAACCGTTGGCTTCAGTGACCCACATGGGCGCAAAAGTCCCGGTAAATTCACCACGGTCATTAGTAATATCCCAGAACTGATTAAACCTATACTTCTGTTCCTCTTTAGAGAATAAGATATCAATGTTATTAGCATTTATTAAAGGATAGTTATTAATCAAGTAAGGATTATTCTTAGGAGATAAGTTTAATCTTAAGTCCCCAGAGATCTGTTCTGTGTTATATACAATAGCCCGGTCAAAGTTCTCATCTAATAGATGATGATAATCTAAACAGTTAGGAGAGTATCTATAGCATTCTAAGATATATTCTACTGATCTGGTTGTTGTAACGGTTTGACCTTGGTTCTGTACATACTCTATCTCAAAAGGATAGTTAACACCATAGTAGTTACAATAAGAATCACATACTAAGTTATGTTTCCAGATACCATTATCCTTTACTGTCATATAGTAAGTCTTACTAGACATTACTAAGTTAGGATGCCAGTCATGGAATGATATAAAGGCTTTAGCTTTAGGATCATAGCTTACTGTCCAGGATGCATCTTCAAAGTAGGTAGGATCACCTAGATCAAACTGATATCCGGGGAAGTCTACATGTCCAAACTTATTACTGAATAGATAGATTACCTTACCCTTGTACTGTGGCTTAAGTTTAAAGTCACGCTTACAGAAAAATACAATCTCGTTAATGTTATCATATGTTGTTTGACAACCTACACCAATGATTGTGTTATCTAGAATATTAGATTCTATATCCGGGAAGTCTAGTAACAAAGCATAAGGACTATACTGTGAGAACCACCACTTCATACCAGACTTAGATACATCTTGTAGTCCTTGACCATAGGAGAATACTTTACCCTGGTTTTGACTCATGTAGAATAATCCTGCTGGTGTATTGATTACAGAGAATCTATTTTGACAGCTACCGTATTCAAACTCAGGATCAGCATTTACTAAATTCTGTAATGGTTGTGCATTAAATAACTGACCATCACCAATAGATAATTTAGTACCACCATTAAGATCTAATGTTTCTACACCCTGGAATAAAATAGGAGACTCACCACTCAACATGATAATAGCACCGGTTCTTCCAACAGCACGCATGCTAACTACTTTAGAATCAAAGTCATAGTAATTATTAGCTAAGAACTGTCTCCAGTTATCTTTACTTAATTCAAACTGTTGTTGCAAAGAATAGATTACCCTTGTATCATATGTTGTGTAACATGATGTATTAGAGGGATCATAAATTCTAGATTGTAAGTTACCCCATGATGCAAAGTTTGAGAAGTGCTTACTAATACTTAAAGCATAATCATACTTCTGGTAGTTAGTATCTTTGATATATGGAGTCCGGAACATTTCCTCATAATCCGTGTAGGTAGTAAAGTCATAATGTCTCTTACCTGGATCATCTCCATAATCTCTGTATGCTAAGTTAATCTCTGATTCTACATAGAAGTCTCGGATACCAGAGTTAAACAAATACATGTATGCAAACCTTACCATAAATGCACCAGATACGATCCTTCTATCTAAATGGTGAAAGTCATTAGGTAATGCTTGATCACCACCAAATAAACCACCCAATAAATCAGCGGCATTATACTTAGTAGTATCCATCCAATATCTTGGATAAGGAAGCATGTTATATAATCTATAATCCCACTCAGTATTATCTGGTAGATCTTGCATCCACTGAGAGAAATAAAAGAATGTAGATTTCTCAGTGTATCGGTTAACATACATGTCACCACCAAAGATTACAGCTGATGTAGACTTACTAGATATTACAGGGAATAAGTTAATACAACCTACAGGTACTTGTCTGATATTATCTAACTGACCATACTGATTATCATTCTTAACCTTTAATGCAGCATAGTGAGCAGATGTAACTGATGATTGTAATAAGGTTGGTTCTTTCCAGATATCTGGATCAGCAGTTCTACCATTATTACCTCTAGCAATTTGACCAATAGTAAATAATGTATTATCTACAACTGTAGGATCTGCAATAGGAGAGTTTAAAGATACACTTACAGTGCTTGCCCGGAACAAGTTATTAATTCGGTAGCTAGTATCATAATCCTGAATAACTGGATCAATGTATAAAGACTTGATAATCTCTCTTCTTCTATTACCTATAGGTGAAGAAGCAAAGTTTCTATAGAAACCATGTGATACATATTGATAAGCAAACTGTCTTTTACCTCCAGCTGCTTCAATTCCTTCAATTATATTTTGTGTTGATTCAATATAGTAATAAGAGAATAAGATTGCATAACCAACAAAACTAGCTAAGAATCCAGTAACAGCTGCAACAATAGGACCAGCAGAAGTACCAGTTACTGCACCAAAAGATGCAAATGTTCCTGTAATCATTGCCACCTTTGTTGCAGCTTCAACCGCATTACCACCAAGTACTGTAGATACTGTAGCTGCAGATCCTATACCAAGACCAGCTATATTAGCAATAACAGCAGAAACATCAGTGATGAACTTATCTTTAGGATGATTATCTACAGGTCTAAATCTACCTTCTACATCTCCCCATACTTGACCATATACTTTTAATTCTGTAGCTGATAAGAAAGGATTCCGGAATGTAGTTTCAGGTGAGTGAAAAGAAAAGATATCTCTCTTAACTCCATCAAACAATTGTACATCTACAGCGCCAGAATTAGTGGTGTCATACTTATCTCTATCTTTATATGCACCACCTTTAGTTTGTCTAATCTTAGGTAAAGATCCTTTATCTCTTCCTAAGAATGGATCATGATCTAAGAAGTTGTACGGATAGTTTACGTACAATCCAGTAATATTACTATCTATAATATCATAAGACCTCATGTTGTTAATGAGACCTTTTGCAATAATAGATCTATTAGCTTCTCTTGATCCTCTTAAGATCTCATAACCAATAATGCTTCTAATAGGATTACCCGTAGAATCTTTTGGAAACTCAATATTAGAGAACTCTACACCTAAAGAAATAATGGTATCATTAGTTGTATTATAGTTAGAGATAACAATATCATCCGGAAACTTGTGGTGTCTGATTTCTAAACCACATAAGTTATCCCATACATCTGGTTTATTATCAGGATACTTTTCAGTAGACTGCCAGTAGGCCATCTCACCTTTAAATACAATTGTACCACCATCATCAGTAGTACCAGTTGCTGGTACTTTAGTAGCAGTATTGTTTACTTGCCAGTTTTGTTCTGGACCAAAGTTTACGATGTGATCCAGACCAGCGTTATTACTAAGCTCTCCGGGTTTTGATGCACGTCCTGGTATATGGTAGCTAGATGACTTAGCACCTGTGTCATATATCCATCGTATAAAAAAGCTATATACTTCATCTCTTAAAAATGTTGGTTTGTTTCCGCCTTTATAATAATAGTCAGCAGGATATTCTACTCCTACCCAACTAGTAGCAATTTTATTAGCTAACGGTTGGTAGTTAAAATCTTCATAGGTAGTTGGAGCAATACGGATAAGGTATTCATTTACATTATACATACCCTGTGATTTCTCATAAGCCGGGGTACGTAATGGTATCTGCTCCAAAGGAACTGTGGGTAATGTAGGATCTACGGCATCTAATGATACAGTACTAGTCTGAGTAGAATAGTAACCAATTCTTCTAGCTACAGCTTGTTGATTAACAAAGCCTATAACTACTAACTCAAACTCATCATACTCTGTATCTAAACCATTGATAAAAATATCTAATGATCCGTTTACATTATCATGTGTCCACAAAGCTTGTACGTTAGAGATAGCCAGATAATCAGATACTCTAACTCCATTAACAGAATAAGCAATTGTAGCTTGGTATGATCCATTAAGTAATGTACCTAGACCATTACCTTTCTTTACTTGAATACAAGGGGTTTTAGCATATGCTGCTAATCTCAGTTTATCACAATCAATAGTACCGGTAGATACTTCATCTTTACATGGACCAGGAAGAGCATCAGTAGTAAGATAAGGAACACCGTGCCAGTTACCTACTGGATAAGGCCATGAGTCCTGCTTACCAATATTCATAGTGCGGGATACATTGTATCCATCATCCCAATATAACTGCCATGAACAATCAGAGTTATATTTAGATACACCAATTACCGGGTAATCTTTAAAGAAATTAAAGCACTTATTAAAAGGATCATTGTAAATAGTATTATACTCACAAGTTTCCTCATGAAATAATCCAATCTCAGAAGCAAAGTTATTACTAGAATAAATAGCCCAGAAGCCATCACCAATATACACTGTACCAATAATAGTATACGGGGCTCTAGTACATAGTATATTACTAGGCTCATTACCCAATACTCCAACGTCTCCAGAAGGAGAGTTGTTTACAGCATTTCTAGCATGCGTCCAATAACCTTCACCTACGTATGTATCATTTACATCTTTCAGTAAACCTTTATTGTATATCTCGGTGTGTATTAAACTGGTCTTGCCATCCATTATCTCCAACTATTAAAGTTATAGCTCTTGAACATATCGTAATATTTATTGTATTGAGCCTTACGGTTCATCTCCCACATCTTATACATCTCTGCAAAGTTTGGAGTATTAACTAATGACAAAGCATTATTACGGGCTGCTCTTAATCTCTGTTCAACTAAATTAAGTTTCTGTACTACATCCTCACCATTCATGTATAAGTTCTCAAGCAATCTCTGCTTAACAGCATACTCATAGTATTCATTTACATAAGGATTATCTAACACCATTAAGTTACCCTCTTCATCTTCCATAGTACCCTGGTAATTAACATATACTTTACCATGCTCTAGGTTAAGATAGATAAAGTTATTTTTAAGTTGGCCTTTGTATGGAGATTTCCAGGTAAGGTTAGGACAATCACAAGAGATAGTTTTAGAGTTATTATCTAAAGAGATAACTGTGCTAATCTCATATGTCCGGGTCTCAAACTGTGTAGTCTGGATTACTTGTAATAAATCACCACACTGAGTTAAGCATGTGTTTGTAGGAGTACAAGGATCTAATGGTCCGGGAACAAATGGTACTACTACATCCTCTCTATGTGTACCAGAAATAACTGGCTGTGTAACAGTATAGCCACCACACAACATAGCGTAGTTTAATACATAGAAATCATCCGGAAGTCTTACTTTGCTATTAACAATATCAAGTACAACCTCTTTAGTCATATTAATCCGGAGACCTAAATCATAATTAACTCTCTGTACAACCTTAATAAGTTGCTGTGGCTCTATCATATTCTCTAGAGCATACATAGAGAAATCAACACTTACATCTTCAAGTAATTGATTGAATGTACGGTATTTTAATTCTGTAAGCATTATCTGTTAGGATTAATATTATCATCACTAAGATCTGTAGGAATAGAAAGTCTAGAACCAAGATCCTTAATAACCATAGCTTCAATTTCAGCCAATAAAAACTCAGGTACATTGATACCCAAATCTTGTTTTTTGGTACAAGCATTACCATCAGTTGTATCCTCTGTAAAGATTGCCTCTACTTTGATAGCATCCCAGTCAAGATTAGGCATATACAAGTATCCATTTAAGTACCAGAAGTATTTAAACTTGTTGTACCTAAATCCGGTTGTCTTAGTCATAGATGTAAACTGACCAGGAGTAGTTGCATATAACTCCTCAGATGCATCAATAGAGCTCACTGTACGGATCAAAGGACCCCAGTAACCCTCTAGCATAACTGGAAGCTTTTCTTTTGTTCTACGGATAGTACAACCAGATTTAATTCCTGCACAACATGCTTCTATCTTATCTACTTCAATTAACTCTAAACAATCTAGAGTTCTCCAAATAGAATTAAACTTCATTAATTTGTTCTGAGAGTCTTGTCTTCTCATCAGAAGCTGTGAGTATTTTACAACTACACTGTAAACATACCTATCAGTTAGGAAAGCATCTTGCCTTACTCCTTTTACCTGATTCTTTACCCGTGATATTACGGTGCCAATAGTTACCATTTTTATTAAAATTCAAATTCATCATATAACTTTAGCACCTCTTGATCTTGTTTTTTACCACCCTCTTTTCTCATGGCTTTAGAAAACATCTCAGACACTTTTTTATATGAATCTACAACAATGTATTTCTGCCAAGATACAGGATACTCTTTAGCTACTGATCTCTTGAATTGTCTAATAGCTTGAAAACCCCATAACTCACGGTTTGCAAACTTATACTTGGTCTGATAGTTTGTATAGAAAATCTTAGCTAACTTAGAATCTGATTCTAGATTCCTGTTCTTTATCTCTTTACCGTATTTAACTGATAGACCATAATTTACATTAGTGTCCCGGTTAAATGTACAGGTACCTATGAACAGATATCCCAGACTTTCTGGTAACTCAACTCCATCCCTATACGCAATTACCTCTTTCCAAATATTTTCATTAAATGTCATCACTATCTTCTTGATAGTTTTGTCATCTAATGTAGAAAACTCAGGATGCTTCTCTTTGAACTCTTCCAGGAAATCTTTTGACAAGATTCTTTTGGGTTTTATTCTCAGCCTTGAAGCATGTAAATCAGGTGCTTTATATCCTCTCATACCTTGACTACATTAATAAGATACAAAATTTAATCCAGATTAAATACAGTTATAAACAAACTCTCCAATCTTAC